ACCTTCGTATGTCACGAACTCTTTTTACGTTATTAAGCAATCCGTCTGGGCGACGGGTGACGCCAACTCCACGGCGCTACGCTCCGTAACACTGGGTGACAATACCGGCAGTGTGTTTCCTTCGCAAAATTACGGCTACGTCCTCGTGTGGGACAACGCCCAAGAAAAGCCCAACACGCACACGCTAACGATCAACATCCGCTTCAATTGGAGCCGAGTGCTCAATTAACATGCCAGAATGGTTTGAAAGCCCGAACGGACTCCTGCTTCCTATAACAAGCCTCGCCATGCGAGGCTTCATGCGGTGGTGGGTAGTAGACCGTCATGGAGAGATTCTTCGCGGCGCCCCAGACTGGCAGCCGAACATGATCCTCAACGACGGGATGAACACAATCGGTGGTTCATTCGGCGGCCCTCGACTCATCACTGATTGCTTTACTCACGCGCAGGCCAGCACAGGTGCCGCTGCCACATCGATTAACGGAGGAGGTGACACACTTCAACAAGCTGGCCAAACAGTCACAATGGTTTCAGGCACATTTGACTTTGTCGCGCAAGGCATCGCTGTTGGTGACTCGATTAAGTTTGGAGCGGGTGGGGTCGATGTGATGGTCACGGTTGTAAACGGAGTTTCAACGCTAACAGTCAACATCGCCCAAACTGTCGCGGCCACGACATTCCAGTTTTACAAGACAAGCCAGAATAGCTCCTCATTTAACACGGCCCAGGAAGAGCGAACAAACACCTATTTAACCGGCTCGCCATTCTGTGGAACTGTTATCGCCGCGCCGCTTATCACCCACACACGCACTTACGACTTTCCCATTCGAACGGGTGGGTCCAAAAATTACACTGAGATCGGGATGTGCTGGAACGCCATTCCAGGAACTGCGAACACCTCATTCGCTCGGATGCTGATCAACGGAGGATCAGTGACAGTCAACAATGGCGAGAGATTGCGTGTTGCGTATGCGCTAGCACTATACATGGGATCCACAGGAGGTGTGGCTAAAAGCATGGGAGTTTTTGGGTGGCCAATCTCGCCCGCCACAGACACAACAGGCACAGAGCGACTTCAGCTCCCCGGGGTTTCAACTATTTCATCATCAAACGGAGCTCTTAGCAACTCAGCAATCGCACCCGCAACCATCGACGCGTTCTATTGCAACGAACCCGCTGGAGTGGTAACAGGCAACAGTGTTGCGTTTCTGTCAACGAACTCGACCGCACCAAGCACGTTTAACACAGACCCGACTGTTCGTGCTACGCTGGCGACGGCTGTGATGTCCACCTCACCAGCCTATGTTGTCAACTCATTCTACATGATTAAGCAGGCCACGTTCTCAGCTGGCGTTGGAACGTCTACTGGAATTCGAAGCATTGGGATAGGAACAACTCAATCTGCAAGGGATGCGGGCACCAACACGGGCTATGTGTTCGTTTTCACTCAGGCCCAAACAAAAAACGCTGGCAACCAGCTCGTCCTCAATTTCCGCTACAATTGGAGTCGGATTCTCGCCTGATTCTTCTGAAAAGATGAATCACCACCAGCTGGCCCTCAAGAAAGTCGCAACGCCTCAGTGCTCGTTTCCGCAGCTTCAAAGGCTCTATCGCCTTGCGGCAATGATTCGCTATGGAGACGTCCCGGATGATAGTGGGATTACATGCAAGCGTGTTGAAAGCAGCTCTGGGCTGATCGGGAGCGCTTTCCTGGTGCAAACTGGCATAATTGTTCAGCTTGTTGGGCCCGCGAGCGTGCATGAGGCCGAGCAGCTGCAGCTCTCGGTCAGTCAGGCCATCGTGCAGGAAGCCTCGATGGCGCACGATGGCACGTCAAGCGGAATCAGGGTGTGGGAGCTGGAACAGCGGAAGCTTGCCCAGCCGGTGGAGTCGGTGGGTTAAGCGCCGCATCAACGCTGGCCTCAACGTCCTCGACAATCTCACTGATCGAGCCTTCGGTCATCATCGCTGCCATCCGCTCAAGGTAGGTGAGGTCATCTCCGGACCGCATGTCGTAAGACACCTGCCAGATAGGGCGATGAGGATGCTTCTGCACAAGATTTCGGCTCACCGCAAAGTCAATCAGCTTCTTCGTGAAGGCCAGGTTTGTGTCAAGCAGCTTGGAGATGCCGAACAGCCCCTTCGGGCCGCCAATCAAGGCCTCCGAGAGCTTGCGAGCATGCGCGATTGTTGGCGTGCCATGAAGGTATTCATACCGCCACTGAGCCCACGTCTTCAAGCCTGTCGCTCCAATTCGCCGCTCATGCCGCTCAAGCACCCCGAGGAACTGCTCAAACAGCGGACGAAGGGCAAGAGGCCGAGCACGAAGGTCGATGGACGCAATGAACTCCTTATCGTCCTTGGCGATGTCCACCAAGGCCACCATCAGCGTGGCCCAACCCGCAACGCAAATGGCTCGCTTGCTTACGCTGCCCTGTCGAAACTCAACCGTCCGATGAGTGGGCTCAATGCATCGTAGCATCGCGCAGTTCACCACGCTGTAGACTCGCGCCGACTTGGCTGAGCCACGGCCGTGAACCTGAGATTGAAGCTGAAACTTCGCGATAAGCTGAGACTGCGTGATGTCGCGCGGATACGGAGGGCAGTAGCGGTTGTTGATGCGTGACTGGCCAACAAGGTGGTTCAGGACCTGTTGAAAATGGGTGTAGAGCTTGACAAGGTCAAAAGCGTCGCTGTGCAAATAATCGTGGGCCTGGACATGAACATGCTGGCTTCCCGTCTTGTGGACGTTGAAGTTAACCAGCTTCCTGCACAGACTTTCAACAATAGGGACTGCTGCAGGAAGCTGCAGCGGAGGGTTCAAGACCATCTCGCGGCCATTCCTCAAGCTACCGTCTGACTGAACCTGCCAGCCGGGAGTGTTCGTTGGCAGGTTAAGCGTAACGCCGCGAGCCGCGTCAAGCTCCAACTCAATCCCGACCATGCGGCGCGTCGGATACGTTGGTATGGATGGCGTTACATTATTTGTCATCTGAAGGATACTACCAAGAACTGGGCTATTGTAAACAAAATCAAGCAGCCTTTTTCAGGCTGCCAATGATCTCATCCCAGTCAACGTTGACATTGTTCGGCACCTTCTTGGTGTCCAGGTAGTTGAAGCCCATTTCGCAGTCACCTGCAAAAGGCACAATCATCCAGCTGAGATCAGCCTCATCGCCAAACCACAGCTTCATCACCTCAGGGATGTTATTGAAGACGCTGTAGACAATCTCATGAACCTGCTGGAGCTCGTTCAGCTTGGCATCAATCACCAGTGAATCGTGAACCGTCGAGACAAGCATCGACTCAAGGCCCTCTTGTCGCATCAGCTCCTCAATGACACACAGGCAGACAAGCATCATGTCAGACGCGGTGGCCTGAATGAGGTGGTTGCAGCCAGCTCGCAGCGCCTTATTTGCAAATTCCTTGTTGTCGCTGAGCACCTCCTCGAACACGCGAACGCGTCCAAGGATGGAAACGGCTACCGCGTTGTCAGCGATAAAGCGCTTGTAGTAGGCCAAATATCTCCGCAGCGCGGGATAGGAATCAAAGAAGGCCTCAAGAAACGCCTCACACTGCTCGATGTTAAAATAGATGGAGTCGTTCGCCAATGTGGCTTGCAGGCCGTAGGCTCCTCCGCCGTATCCCGTCAAGAAGTTGATGGTCTTGGCAATCTTTCGGCGAAGCTCCATCTCCTTGGCCTCTTTGTCCTTTCCGCTTCTCTGCAGCCAGACAACGTAATCCTTAATGCAGTGCTCATAAGGCATGTTGAAGATGCGAGACATCGAGAGTGAATGCAGGTCGATGTCTCTCATGTAGGCATCCACCATCGCCTCGTCACCGCACGCCGCCGCGATCAGGCGAAGCTCAATCTGGCTGAGGTCACCTTGGTAGAGCACGCCCTGATTGCCAAATCGCGAGCAGTAGATCCGCTTGATAAGCCCGTCACGAGGAACCTGCTGAAGGTTAGGCTGCTGGCTCGACAGGCGGCCTGATCGAGTGCCTGTGATAAGAAAGCGGGCATGAACGCAGCCGTCGCGCGCAAGGTGCTGAACCTCTTTTCGCCGCTTCTTGTCAAACCCTTCCTTGAACGCGTTTCGGATTGGGCGAATGTAGGCCGAATAGGCCTTAAAAGCTCTGCGATATTCTTGCAGCGGCCGAATTTGAGGGTGCGTGACCGCGAGCTTGTTGAGCGTGAACTTGTCAACCTTCGCGTATTGCAGCATGTCGTCAACGCTGACAGTTCCCTCGGGATTTTCCCCGTAAATCTTGACGCCCTTGTCAGTAAGATTTTGAATTGGAAGCTCTAGAACCTTGAAAAGGATGGAACGAAGATGGTCAGGCTTCTCAAGGTCAAGCTCCCAACCTGGAATTGTGTTTTGCTGCATGTCGCACCACGATATGATGCGAGGGTCAGTCGTGCGAAGCCTCTCCCGCATCTCCATGAGCTGCTTGGGAAGCAAGTCCTCTTGAAGAGCAATCTCGTTAAGGTCCACCTTCATCCCACGGGCCATCATCTTGATCAGCAGGCCGTTCGCAGGTGAAATGACCTTCTTGTAAACGTCAGCTCGAGACTGCGGCTGGAAATACCGGAAGCGACCCCGCTGCTCATGGTGAGCAAGCGGAATGCGATACACTCGCATGTTATCAAGCTTCTCCTGAATCTTCTCTTGCGCCTGGTAGCAGACCTCCACATCACCCATCACATACGGCTTGAGATGTGATTCCCACTTGTCTTCAGGGCACCGCGCAAAGTGAGCGTGCTGGCCAGACTCGGGGTGCATCGTCTCATGGTGGAGATCAATCAGCAGCGTCATGTCCTCTTCGTAGCCGGCGAGGTCAGGAACCCAGTCGCTGGCGACCATGTCAAGGCTGATTGTTCCTCGCTGCTGGCGCATCGTGTATACCATGTGCCACGTGTCATACTTGAACTGCGGAGCAAGGCGATTGAGGTCGCAACCCGTTACGTTGGCGATTGTGAACATCGCGTCAAACGCGCCATTGTGACCAACAATGTCCGAGGCATAAAGCGCCTCGAGAACGTGGGGCGTTAGAAGGTCAAGGCTGTTAACAAGAGGGCTTTCAGGGTAATCCCACGGAAACCCAATGGCTTTTGGCTGCCCGTCCTGCTTCCACCGAAACATCATGAAGACTATCTTGGAGCCCGGCATCCACGGGTAGAGCCCGTTGGTTTCTGTGTCGTAGGAAATCTTGGTTCGAGGATTTTTCGTGAGCCATTGAAGCGTGTCGATGATTTCAGCTGGGTCGCAGGTGAGGCGATACCAAGGGCGGTCATAGTTTAATGGTGGTGTGCCATCAACGACCAGCTTCAACATCTGCTTGAGCTGCTTTTTCCATCGAAGAATGACCTGCGGATTTTGCGTGCCGTAGATGATGCGCGGCGACTGCAGCGGAAACATCGGCATGCGAACGTTAGGCGCCTGGCCAAAGAGAGGATGGCCAATGATCATCTGCTCTGGGTTGAGCGGATCTGGCCGAGGCAGCATGAACTTCGCATTGGTCAGCCAGTCATCAGGCCATCCTCGATAGGTGAGCAGGTGACCGCCCCAGTCTTGAGCGTTTGACTTGTGGCAGAGAAGCCCAAGCGCCACAGTGCCAATGGGCACAAGCATTTTCGGAGGATGGCCGAGAATTTCTTGAACGAGGAAGTGCTTGCAAACATTTCCTTTTGAAGCCAGATTCGGCTTGTCAGCTGAGCGATTGGCGCAGCGAGTTGCAGGAGCCCATCGAATATCGCGCGACGTGACGCCTGTCTCCTTGGCCATGTCATCAATGATCTTTGCAAGAAACGCGGCTGTGCCATCAGAGGCAAGCTCACCGCGGCCATCCTCTTTTGGAGAGACAGAGTCAAGCACGACGGTGATTAGCGGGTCTTCTGGGCCGTAAGGCTCAAAATAAGGGCGCCTGGCTCCTTTGGTGTCAAGCTCGCATTTTTGACAAAACGGAGAGTGCTTTCCTGGAATCAGAAGTCGCGGGTCATCTCTCTGCTCCAGAAGGCTCTCAACTGGCATGAGCGGGTCTGAAAAATCGATGATCGTCGCTGTGCCCTTCGCGTGTGGGACAGTTCCCAGGTGGTGCGTGAGCACATCACGATACAGCTTGTCAACCTTGAACGAGGCAACATTGCCAGACGGGTCAGTGAAAAAATGCCTGGGCTTTCTGGCCTTGATGGTTTCGTTCACGAGATTATTGAATCACATTCTGTGATGCGTGGAAAGAATTCCTGAAACCACACCACTCGAGAAGCGATGCCTTGGCACCGAGCTGGATCTTGCTGATCCAGTGTGCCAAGGGTGTCACTTGCAGGCTCGCTGCCGTGAGCTTCATGGTCGACGTGCCACCCGTGTTAGACTTTCTAAGGCCAGCTTTAAGCTTGCGCCTCCAAAGCTGGAGGCCATTCGTGAGCGCATTGAAGACCCAGACGCACCAGTCCTTGCGGAGCTCTACAAGCAGTGTCACCTGACTGTGTTTGGCGCCATGCCACCCGACAGGTTGAAGCCTCAAGCTGAGCAGGCCGTTCATCAGCTGACCCGAGAATTAAACTGCTCTGCCAGAGTTGCCATCACGACGGTCATGATGTCACAAAAGGCCAAAAGGCCAGACGCAGAGTTTTACTCGATGATGCTGGCAGGCAAGAACGCAGAGAGGTGTGTGACGATGTATCGCGATGCCTGCCGAAAGGAGTTTGGGTTCTTCGACGTCAGCTCGATTGACGTTCTCACAAAAGACAAGACATTCACCCTTGAAGACAGGCTAATCAACAGCGAAACCATTTTTGGCGAGTTCGTGGTCGGCTACAAGATGCGTGTCGGAGGAGAGCCATTCACTGAGTTTTATCGAATCAAAGAGCACGCGCTGGACCCAATCTGGCTTGCGATTGAGCCGACATACCAAGAGGTCCTAGAGGCCCACATTCAAGACCCAACAGGAACAGCTGTTGTTCGCCAGCATCGCCACGCCGTTATTCAGGCCAGAAAGCTTCTTATCAGAAGCAAAGGCCAGGCGCTCTTTACGTTCCAAGCTAGAGAGAAAATTGTGCCTGGAGTTGTGCGCACCGTTTTAAGCAGGAGAGGATTTCGAACGTCGAACTTTCTTGTCGAAAGTCCCATTAGTGACATGGGAAAAATATGGTCGCGACTCGGAACGGCGATTCAACACATCAACGTCCTACGATTCATCGACGGTGACCTGAGTGCCATCAGAGAGCTCGTGTCCTACTCCTAGCCCATGACTGAGTCATTTGATTTTTCAGCAGGATTTCAAGACTGCATCATCGCGTGCCTCATCAGGCACCCGGATAAGTTTTTGCGATTTGGGCCAATACTAAAGCCCAACTTTTTTCTCGGAGTGCAGGCCACAATTGCCGCCAAGGTCGCAATTGACTACGCAAATGAGCGCCACAGATTTCCGTCGTGGGAGGCTCTCGAGCAGATGGCGCTAGATGAGGCCCAAACTCGCCTGGGCAACGACGAGGAGACAAGAGAGCGAATCACCGGATACCTTCAGCGGCTTCGTGAGCTTGACACGGGTGACGTTGAGTTCGTCAGCCAGCACGTTGTCAACTTTGCACGTGAAAGAGCCACGCTAGGAGCGATCAAGGCCAATATTGCTGACGTGCAGGCCGGAAAGATTGGCCGTGAGTTCATCACGCGCTTAGAAGAGGCGCTTCGTGTTGGCCAAAACATCGATGACCTTGGCTACCTTCTTCATCGAGACGCCGAAGACGCGATTCGCAAGATCACGAGCACGCACTACGGCATTCGCACTGGATTTCCTCTTCTCGACAACGTGTGGAGAAATGGGCTCGCGCCAGGATGGCTCGTCATTCTTCTGGCTCCACCAAAACGATACAAGACGGCGATGTGCCTAAACCTGGCCATCAACATGATCAGCCCGTCAATTGGCGAAAACGTCTTTTACTACACCTGCGAAATCTCTCAAGAGCTGGCCCTTGCTCGCTGCCTTTTCAACATCTCCGGGCAAACTCAGGACTACATGTATGAAAATCCTGAAAAGTTCATCACCATCGCAAAGCAGGAAATTGGCCGAACAGTCGCAGGAAATCTTCTGATCAAAGGCTTCGCGTCTGGCGAGGCCAAGATCTCCGACATTGAGGCCCACGCTCAAACGGCCATCAACCAAACGGGCATCATTCCCAAGGCGATCTTCATTGACTACGCCGAAACGGTGGCGTCGTCTGACCGTGACATGTCAGAGCATCGCCAGTCAGCGTCAGTCTACACTGAGGCCCGCGCCATGGGACATCGCCTTGGATGCCCGGTCATCATGCCAGATCGCTGCAATCGTGAAACCGTGAGTCATGCTGTCCCGAGCATGACGTCATTCCAGGGAGCATTTCAGAAAGCAGGCATCGTGGACGCTGCAATCGGCCTTTGCGCAACTGAGGCTGAATACGTCAACAACATCATTCGCGCGTTCATCTTTGAAAACCGGCATGGCAGGGCCTACCAACATTTTAGGGGCACTGTTGACCCTGATGTTATGCAACTCGAGTTCAATGAAGAGATCGAATACAATCCAGAGGATGAGGTCGGAAAGAAGCTCAAGACGAAGAAAAAGAAGCGTGATGACGTGGCCGATGCGGCCTTGCCAGACGAGCTAAAAGAGTAGCTAACCCGTGGGCGAACCTTTTCCAGAGTTTGCGGTCCCAGCTGGTGATGCGACGGTTGTTGAACGCCTCGTCAAGCAAGCAGCGGTGCCGTTTGAGCAAACCACTGTCAACGACATGGTGATCTTCACCTTCGTTGACGAGGCTGACTTTTACCGGGTCGGAAACCTTGTGTCAGCCGTCTTTGATGACACAATTACCCACGCCATTCACAAGGCCATCAACGGCCCGCTGATACCCGCAGAGGCTATCTGGGCCAGCTGGGAAGATTATGGCTTTCGCCTTCCTGGAGTGCCCACCCCAGAGAAGCGGGAGCGCCCCGTTCCACGGACGCTGTCAATGGACGATGTCCTTGACGCCTACAACAGCGCCAAGTCCATTACAGACCCCGGAAGGCGGGAAAGAGCCATGAAGCATGTCCAGGCGATGCGCGCCAAGCTTCAGTCTAGCTGATGTTTACAAAATAATGACTCCTTGGTAAGGTGCCTCTGTGGCCTTGCCAACGTCATTCGGCATCGAGATTGAAGTCAACCAGCGGACACGCGCCGTGGACGACCTTCGCGACCTTTCATCCAAGTTCGCCTTGGCTCACATCCCTTGGGCCGTAAAGCTTGACGGGTCATGTGGCCGTGAGCGAGGAGATAAAGGAGTTGAGGTCACCAGCCCCATCCTGACACGAACTGAAGACTTCGACCAGATCACCCAAGTTGTAGACTTTCTCGAGCGAGAAGGCTTCACAACCAACTGGCGATGTGGGCTTCATGTCCACCTAGGCGTGCAGGGAACGTCATCTGCAGCGAGGCTTCGCCTCATCAAGTTTCTCGTGCGTTATGAAAGCGCGTTTTTCATGCTGGCGTCTGACTCGCGCCAAAGCAGCGTTTTCTGCTCCAAGTTCCACGAGGAAATGATCAACGACTTCAAGCGAGGACGCGACGCTCAGTCTTGGCAGCCAAGATACCACGAGCGGCGCAACCCTCGTTACTTCTGGGTGAACGGGACCATGTCACGCTTCCCGACCTACGAGTTTCGCATTCTCGAGTCCATCCTCGACGCTCGTTACATTATTGGCTGGACAAGCCTGCTCCTTATGGCGTATGACCACATCGTGCGACATGAGAAAGACTTTCGGTGGGGCCGAGCCAAGGCAAAATCAGCCTACATCCTTATCTGCACGATGCTTGAGCAGGCCGGAATCTACAACAAGGCCATTGACGCCAACATCCGCAAGCTAGCCCGCCAATGGGCGTTAGAGCAGTTTGATGGATAAGTTGTTCCTATTAGGCAGCATGGATAACGACGCAAAGAAGCTGGCCAAGTCCAGCATTAGCATCGCTGTCGCCCCGAACGACATCATGAAGCGAAGCGTGATGAAGTGGTTCGAGGTGACGGGCGGAGTTTCAACCGTGCTCGTGGGGGACGAATTCGACGACCACGAAATATGGTGCATCGATGAGAAAAAGGCCTTCCTCGTGGGGACGCTGTCAGAAGACAAGTTCAAGGAGCTGTCTCATTGCCGCAAGGGGTCAATACTCGACCTTAAGTGCTCACCGCCAAGCTTCGCCTGGCTTAACAAGGGCTGGCCCGGTCAATCTCTGGTTGGCAAAGGCGTGTCAGCCTATGATCTTGGCAACAGAGTGACCGGACCAGCATTCACGCTCGCTGAGAAGGACTAAGACTAGGCCGCTTTGCCTTCCTCTGCTTCGCCACTGATTCGCTTCGTGATGGCCTTATTGACCACCTCACGAACGAAGACTGCCAACGCACCCGCTTTCGCCATGTCGAACCACTCTAGGTTCGCACCAGCCAGCTTGTTAAGCGCAAAACCAAGCCCTATCCCAACAAAGGGCGTAATCGTGGGCAAAACCCACGTTGGAATGCGCGGAACAACCTTCCAGACCAACGTCACGATCATCGGACTGATACCTGCAATGGCCAGGTCCCAGTAACCGCCGCGGTCTGTTGGTAGTTCACCACCGACAGGTGGCGTGTTTGTTTGTGCAACTGCGGCCACCGCGTAGATGCACATCATTGCCAACAAGGCCAGAAGCAACCCGGCATTCCAACCTTTGTAATAGTTTTTCATACGGGGTAACTACAAAAGAAAGGGCCGCCACTCGGCGGCCCATATATGAAAACCCCAACCACTAAAGCATAGAAAAAATGGCTGGGAAAACCAGCCGCCACCAAGCGGCTGGAAACAAACGCGACTAAGCTTACGGAGGCAGTCCCTGGCGAATGCCATCACGCAACGCGGTCAGCAAAACCATCGCTGTTTGATTGCCTTCGATGCGACCCCTGACGTAATCGGCGTAGTAGACCTCATAGAGGCCAAGCACAGTGTTAATCGCGATGCGAGCTTCAGGCTTCTGCAGCTCCTTAATCTTCAGGTCGGCCAGGACCTTCTCCAGCTTCTGCGGGGTGTAATCAGAGCCACCGATGATGGCATCCAACGCGCCGCCCACAATCTGAATGTAGCGAACGGCGTTCGTGTCCTTTTCGATGGCAACAATGACGCTCGAGCTGACGGTCGTCTTCAAGAGGACCGCGCCCTTGTAAAGCTTGTTCGTGTCAACTGTGCCAGGAGTGGAGCCTCCAGTCGTGGCACAGCCACTTCCAAAGATTCCGGACAAGAGGACCAACAGAAACCCAACGCCTAAAACGGATGGAAGAAACTTTTTCATAAGGCACCCATACCTACTGTGATAATTAACGCGTATGGCTGACGAGACACTTCGCTATATCAAGTTCGACTATCAGGCCCATAAGGACGCGCTGCTTCAGCGTGTTCGGTCTCGATGGCCCATTTTATGGAACGACTTTCTGTTCAACGGGCAGGCGAGCTTCGGCACGGTCGTCGTTGACCTGATCTCGTGGTCCACATCGACACTCGCGTTCCTGGTCAATAGAACTGCAGGTGAAAACTTCATCTCCACGATGACACTGCGGGAGTCTGCGCAGCGCATTGGCTCGCTCGTTGGATACAAGCTGCATGGCCCGTCACCCTCTACAGTCCAGTGCCAAGCCACGCTTGTGGCAGTGGCCACCTCAGACGTCACAATCCTGAAAGATACACTGATTCGAACCAACGACGGCGTTGTTTTCGAGGTCAATCAAGACTTCATCATCTCAGCTGGAGAGGTGACGCCTGTCACGCCTGTTGCCACGCTTTCCATCAACGAGGTTGGACCGTTGGTCATCTCAACCAACGTGACTGTTCAGAATGGGTCACCATTCGTGGACCTGATTGATTCCACGATCTCAATCTCGGATGTTGTCGAAGAGTTCCAGTCGCTCCGCTTCATCACACCTGACCATGATCAAGTCTACACAATCACTGCGATCAGCAGTGCGGATTCCAGTGGCGTCAACAACCGTCTCGTCATCGACCCGGTTTTCAACGACGGCACGACCAGCGCCTCAGCGCAAATCGCAGAATGCGAGGTCTTCGAGAGTCGTATCACACTCATTCAAGGGCAGACAATAACGGACAAGTTCGTTGCGCCAAGCATCTCATCGCCCAGCTTTTCTGTCAAGCTGAGCCAAACGCCCGTCATCGATAACTCTGTCAGCATCGAGGTCAACGGCACAGCCTGGACTGCTGTAGACCATCTCTTTCTAAGCGGAGCAACGGATGCTGTGTTCACTGTCCGCACGCTCGCGTCTGGCACGACGGTTATTCAGTTCGGTGACGACCGCTTTGGCGCGTCTATTCCAATTGATGCAATCATCGTTGTCACGTATCGCGTTGGTGGCGGAATCGAAGGCAACATCACGCGAAACACGATCAACACGTCTATCAGCGGCTTCGTCAGTGGCTTCTCCAACCCTGTCACGATCCTCATCAAGAATGAGACGTCAGACGGGCAAGGCGGCCTTGACGCTGAGACAGTTGAAGAGGCGCGCGCCAACATCCCGTTCTTCACGAGGACAAATGACCGTGCCGTTACGCTTGACGATTACCAGACCATCGCAGGAAGATATTCCCATCCGCAGCACGGGTCGGTGGCCTACGCGCGAGCCACGGCACCCACCAATAACTCGCTGCTTGAGGGCAACAACGTCATCGTCTATGCATGGACGCGTGGGTCAGAAGACTCGCTCGTGCCGCTCTCAGCACCGCTCAAGCAAGCGCTGAAAGAGGAGCTGCAAACAAAGGCCGTTGGCACTGACTTCGTCATCATCGCAGATGGCACAGAGCAGCCTGCAAAGATCAGCCTGAGGTTCAAGGCGCTTCAAGGATTTGACCTCGCAGAGACGAAGAGCTTTGTTGAGAAGACGCTCAGCGACCAAATCACGCCTCTTCGGCCTGGAAGCACCATCGTCTACTCAGACCTCGTGCGCCTTGTGGATGAAACCTTCGGCGTGGACAACGTGACGATGGCCACACCGGTGACAGATCTCATTCCGTCGAACCCGACTGAGCTGTTCACCGTTCCACGCGAAAGCTTCGTGTATTCCATCGACCGCCTTTTCTCGTCCAGCGAGATTAGCAGCGAAGACGGCGCGACAATCAGCGTCTACACCGCTCAGCTGCCAGTCGCGCCACTGGCCACGTGGTCCATGCGCCTTTACATGGGCTCGTTCGAGCTGACGGTCATTCCAGATTCGGAGCCAGGATTTGCAAGGCTTCTGCGAAATGGCGTGCTCAGCGTGAGCGATGACCTGAAGAGTCGCGTCAACCTCCTGACAGGCAAGGTCACGCTGGCCATCAAGGGTGTGCAAGGCACGCTGTCGATGAAGCTCATCCCTGTGCAAGGCTACGACCGCGATCGGTTCGTCAACGTCTACGCTGGCTACACAGGCGTGGTGACACAGGCCAAGCGGCGTGAAATTCGCTCTGCGCTCCGCAGCTGGTCTGACCAGCTCAGGATTGGTGGCGCGCTTTACGCCACAGAGGTTGATGGCGTGACGGCATCCAAGGCCAACGTTATGTCAGTCATTGAGGCCGTTGCAGGAGTTTCTGGGGTGACACGGGTGGCGCTTGAAACGCCGTCTAGCAGCGATGCAAAGGTGACGCCCGCTGACACAGAGCTGCTGCGCCTGGGTCAAATCACGCTGAACAACAACACCGACTAGTGGTCGTTGTCCTGAACGACGTCCTTGAGAGGTCGGCGAATGAATTTCTGAACCTTCTTCGCCACCTGCTTTTTAAGCGCGGCTAGGCTCATTGAGGTCACACGCTCGCCATTCTTCTGGCCTCGCGACGTGGTAAGGCTTGCGGCGTTGAGATTTAACGGGTGACTGCGCCAAACAGGCAGCTTGCCAGTTGCCTCTATCGTGCACGCCTCACAAGGGAGCTGGTCCTTAAAGTCAACGGGAGTGTTGGAGCCTTTCCACCGAATGACATGGCCACACACGAGATTGATGTCAACGTGGTCTACGACACCTCCACCGCCGCTTTCACGAGTTAAGCTCTTTGGCCTGCAACGAACAATCAGGTGAGCGTATCGTCCTTTCTTGAGGGCACGCTCGTAGTCGATCGTGGTGTCCATGCGGTTGAACAGCGCACGGCTCATTTTCCCTCGACGGTTGCAGCGTCTGCTGGAGTTGCTTCAACGCACTCAGACGAGAAGGTGTCCTCAACAGGCTGGTTGGTCGGAACAGCGCCTTCGTCGACAAGCCCGAGTGGGTCAACGCGGAAGATGCGCCCTTCAGGAAAGACGTTGAACTCGCCCATGCTGTATTCGATGTCGGGCACCTTTTCAAGAGCTGACTCGATGATTTGTGGCGTCGAGGCCACAATCGTGACAGAATGGTCCTCAACCTTCTCGTCCTTTTGCTCCTTGAGGTATTTCCACAAGACAGTCACCGCTACGGCCTCTTTCGCATAGCGAAATGTGTAGACGCTGTTGGCCTTCATCCACACAAGCCCCATGCAGCCGACGATGTTCGAGAAGTCGCGGCTCTCAATGTAGGGACCGAGCACCATTGAATCGGTCGTGATAGAGTTGCAGTAGTTGACGCAGTAGTCAGCGGTCTTGGCCTCAGGAATCTTGCCTTCAAGCTTCAAGCGAGCGGCCTCTTCAGCGTAATAGCCTTGCAAGAGCTGCTTGATCTCACGCCAATTTTGAACCTTACCATTGTGAGCAAACAGGTAGCGCCAGTAGGTGAAAGGATGCGCGTTGCGATCATCCACGGGCATGCCCGGGCTCGCGCGACGCGTGTGAATGATTCCACGCAAAGAGCGGCGAGCGTCACCGAGAATTGTGGAGTTTTCCTTATCAGACACGAACTCCGTCGCAGGAATTGCCTGCTTGTAGGACGTGTTCATGCCATCAAGGCGGAAAGCAATGCCAACAGAGTCACGTCCGCGAGCTTCCATGCGAGACATGAGGCGGCTGATGAGGCCTTTCGGCAGCTTACCGGACCATCCAGAGATTGCGCACATATTAAACTCGCTCCGTTCTGTTTCCGCGACGGACAGTGATGTCAGAAGACACAGCCGCATCGGGCTCTATCTCGTCACGAATGGGTTCAGGGACTGCAGCAGGCGTCGGAACGCGAGGCGTTCGAATTCCAGCCGGAGTGATTCCCGTCGCTCGTCGCGGAGTTGTCGGCGAGACAATTGGCTCAGAAGCATCAGGGACAGATTCAATGGTTCGATCTTGGCCAGCCGCAGCATTCTTGGCATCGCGAACAGCCTGCATGTCGGTCACGAGAGAGTCAGTGACAGCGCAGTGCATCAGCGCCATCGAAGGTGAAAGATGGCTGACGTAAGCCGCGATCTTAACCCACAGCTGCACCCACGACCAGATGTATTCAAAGCGACGCGTGTTGCCAAGCAGTCGATTCTCAATCGTGCCAGTGGCCTCAGACGCTTGACGTCCAGGACGAGAGTCAGTGCCTTTGCGGCGGGTCTCAATCAAGTTGAGCCAGCAATAGCGCTTCGGGTTGTCGCTCTTGCGAGGAACAGGGGTGCCTTGCGGATAGAACGACTGGAGGTCATTTTCGTTGAACCGCTCCTTGATACGCGCGCAGTGACGATTGTTGTGGCGGCTCAAAGGAACGAGGTTGAAAAAATGCTCTTCCTTCAAGGTGCAGATGGCAAGCATCGTGCGCACAGCCTCAGGCTTCCAGATGCTCTTGCCTGAAGGGTGCGGATTGCCGAGATGGACGTGAATGCCGCATGACGTGTTGATCTCTGCAGCGCATTCGCACATGGCACGAATGGCCTCCTTGGCCGGACCGTAATCAAGCTGAAGGTGCTTGCCTTCGGAATCCATCGTCAGGTCGACGGTGTAGACCGGGGTTACAATCTCAGAGCCACCACCTTGCTCAATTGACTGGGGAAGAGCCTCACCGCGCGGCCCACGAATCGAGGCGTCGTAGTGACGCTGAAAGCCGTGAGTCTGCATCAGCTGGGAGGCGCTCCCTGCAAGCTTAACAGCTTCCAGTTCAACGCCAAACGTTATTTTCCCATTCACCATAGCTGTATCTTACCGCTGTGGCTGAATTTGTAAACAACCATTGCTAGCTGACGCCCAGCTCAGTGGCAGTATCTGACGAAAGCACTGAGTTGGTGCTGGATTCGTCAAGATGAATCCACTCGTTGTTTATCGAAGAGGTTGTGCTCCACGTGATTCGATATGATGACGTGCTAGTGGCGTTGCTAGCGACTGGGACGGCCGTCGATTCAGTTGCACTGGGACGTGGAACTGCCTGAAGAGAGATGGCATTCGACGACGTAACACGGCCTGTGTGAGCATCCCGAACAAAGCGGAATGTTTGAAGGGTGCCGTCAGTGTCACGAACTTGAATCAAGTCACCCGGAGCATAAACAGCAGGCTGATGCTCCGTCTCGTGAATGACATTTTCATCTTCGCTAGGCCCGGGCTCAACAGCAGGCAGTGCAATGTCGCTCTCTGTGAGAGACTCGATGGCCTGATTTATTTGATGGACGTCTAGCTGTCTAATGCGACGAACAGACGGCTCGATGCCCACAGTGGCCACGACAGTTGGGACAACTGGGTCCGGATGCTGAACCTGTGCCCATTTAGAGGCCCACTTGCGACCGAGAACCGCACGATCAGGGTCATGATGTGGAGAAAGTGGCTTGTAAAAGCCCGCAGCGCCAAGAAACGAGCGAAAAAGAGTAGCAGCGCTCTGAGCGTCTGCCTTTCCCCATCGTCCTGGTCGGGCATGAACGCCAGTGTCCACGATGTGCAGCAAAAACATGACATAGCCAACGATGAATGTTGGATCCAAGCTTCCGCACATGAGCCTAAACTCAAGCGTCTTCTGGCGTGAGAGAGGCTTGCAGTTTAGCCACGAGTGCTTTGAGCCCCACACGCTAGACAGCTTGCGAAAGAGCACTTCACGGTCTGTCGTTTGACGAAAGCACCACTTCGCTGCGTCGGAGAGCTCGCTTGAGATTCCACGACAGTATGTCCCACGACGACGATGCGCTGGCATCAGCATGTAAAATGCGGCCTCGCATCGCAGACACAGCTTGATCAGCGACTCAATCTGAGCAACGGTAAAATCCTGGCCTCGCACGTGACCATGGAGCCCGCATGAATCGGTGACATAGC